CACGCCCGTCATGGTCAGCAGTCAGGAACTTATTCTGAACCGCTCACAGCAGGGCAACCTTGTGTCGCAGCTTGCCGAGAACGACAACCGTCAGTCGGCGGCAGCGGCAGGTCTGCCGTATGTGGACGGCGAGACCGTCTTCCTGGGCATGAGCAACTACCTGGATCGTGCGGGCTACGGCGAAATTGTAACAACTAACAGCAGAAAGTAATATGTGGTACAAGCGTTGGTGCGTTCCCTTCCAGAGTTTCGGTGGGACGCAGTACATGGTGAACATATACGAGAAGACCAGCGGGGCTGTCACCTACCTGACAGGCTCGGACAATCCGTTTGTCACGCAGGAAGACAACAGCGACGACATCTTCAAGCCTGTACGAGGTCAGACTGGCTACCTCCGCGTCATCGACGAGACGGGCGACGGCTCCTTGCTGGAGAGCCTGATGCCCGTGAACAACACGGACAAGATGGTAACTCTGGAGACGGGGACATGGAACAACGACTACACCGTATTCACGCCAGACACGGGCGGGGTGGAGTGGCAGGGCTTTCTGTGTGCGCGAGCCTTCACCCAGCCGTGGGGAAAGAACAAGCGGGTGCTCGAATTCCCCGTCTGTTCATTCCTGTCTGCCCTGTCGTATGTACAGATGTCGGAGGATGTGGCCAGCCGTTCCGCCAACCTTGCCGCCCTGCTGGTCTCTGCATTTAAGGAGATGTTGCAGGACGACAGCCAGACGGCTTTTGACGATGTGCTTATTCTGGACGGAATGGACCATGCCATCTCCACATCGTTCTGCCTTTATCCGAGATTCCAATGGGCGGTGTTCTTTGAAGAAAGCATCGTCAACAACCAGGGCGATAGCCAGTCCGTCGTGGTCGGTCAAACCTACCAGTCTGCCTTGTCTGAGGCCATGAAACTGTTTGGTATGACTGTGCGGGAGAACGGGAGGCACCTATATATGGCACAATACGACACACCCACCAATCCGCAGAGGTGGGCATGGTTGACATGGTCAGCTGTTGTCAGTGCCGCTGCCGGTCAGGAATACATCTACCAAGAAGCCTTTGCCCAAGACCAAAGCATCCTTGACAACAACGGCTTTGTTTTTGCAGGAGACAAGAATGTAGCTGGGTTCCTGATGGGAAAGGGCGTGGCTAAGGTCGTGCTGTCGCTGCATCGAAACGCAATGAATATTACCTTCCCCAGCACCACGGAGGACGAGTCTCAAGTGGATGCTATTCAATACTTATATCAAGGCATAGCACAGGTGCAGCCGCATGATCCGAGAACATTGGACAGGGAAACATTTTATTTCAGGTGGTGGACATGTGAGTACCGTATGGAGTCAGGCGATGAATACAGACACTATTACTACGACTTCAGAAACTTTCAACCAGACTATACCGACTGCTTGCTCAGTTCGGTCATAAACGCCCCGCTGTTCAACCCGACACAGCCCGACACAACCACAAACTTGATAACGGGCGCATTTCCCTGCCGATGGTTCTACAGCTCAAACGCGGCATCGGTCATTGATTTGGAGAACGGCTTGTTCTTGAATCAGGTGTATGGTAAACCATTCTCTCCGTTTAACACGACCAGGTTCACTTCAGACATGAAGGTTATTTATTCGTTGACATCCGAACTCGAATTCTCGATGAAAGACGGATACATCCACATTTACATGCTGATGCACAACTTCTTCCTGACGCAAGACCCCGATTCGGGTTCAGGTACTCTGGATACTATCTGTGCAGATTCAGTCCCGTTCATACAGGCGATTGATAGCGAGTTCTACGTTGCATTGTCGGTCGGCAACAAATACTGGAACGGTTCGGCATGGTCAGACACCGAAACGCCATTCGCCATCAATTTCAGCAACACCAACATCGTAACAAACAAGACATCTTCGATGGTTGTGGACGAGGGGGATGGCTGGTTCATTCCTGTAAATACGGAGCTGTCCGGCAAAGTAACCCTCAAAATCTACGACCGCGTAATTACGCAGACACCAGGTGTCGAAGCCCACTCCCGCATTATGTCGAACCTGACGGTCAAGCACCTGGAGGAACGCTCCGTCACGGCGTCGGACCGCAGCGAAAACGTCTATCGCAAGCAGGTGACGGACAACGGATTCTCCGACGACGCGGAAATCCTGCTGAGCCTGGGCACAATGAATAACAACCGCGCAAGCACCAGCTTTATCTTTGATGCCAACGGCGAATACATCAAGAAGTTCAAGTACCAGGACGGCACGCAGACAGGCACGGAGCAGCGGCCAGAACTCCACCTGCTCGACAGGATGGTGGACTATTACGGTGAAGTGCGCCGCACCTTCCGCGCCGTGGTCGAGACGGGCAAGGACCTGTTCGGCACACGATGGACGTATCTCGGCAGGAAATTCTTAGGCATCGACTCCACACACCGATGGCGTGATGACAAGCAGGAAGTGAAATTCATTGAAGTTACTTAATACATTATATATATATGAACGGAAACAAGATACTGGTATATTCGGGCGGGACAGCCATCGCAGCCATGAAGTCCGACGAGATTCAGTCGGAAGCCGACCTCATAGGCAAGAGCTCACCGCTGACGGGCAAGTGGAAAGAGTACATCTCCGACCGCGCGGGCTGGAGCGTGACGGTAAACTGGCTGGTGCTGGCATCAAACGATGTGCGCAAACTGCTCAACGTGGGGCAGACCTACACGCTGAAAGTAAAAGACAGGTCGGCACAGGACTCTACGGGCGTGACGGGCACAGCAATCATGAAGGTCTGCAAAATAACTGCTACAAAAGGAAACCTTGTGCAAGGTTCCTTCCAGTTCGTCGGGACAGGTGAACTGACATAGCAATTCGGTTGGCGGGAGCACTACTTCGGTGGTGCTCCCGTTTTTTTTGTGCCCGTTGGTAAACCCACGGCGCACTTTTGCGGGATGTGTAAGAAACAGCATGAAGCGATGAAATATCTTACACTCGAACTTATCAAACAGCACTGCCGAATAGATGACAGTGCAGAAGATTCCCTGCTGGAGACCTACGGCGCGGTCGCAGAGCAGACGGTGATGAACGTCTGCCTGACGGACTACGACAAGATGCTTGAGGAATATGGCGAACTGCCCGAACCGGTCAAGCTCGCCACTCTGCTGCTGGTGGATGTTTCTTACCAGCAGCGCAGCCCCATCAGTCCGACGAACCTCTACCTGGTTCCCTACACCTTCGACCTGCTGCTGAAGCCATACATGAAACTCACAAGAACGGAATAGACATGGGATATAGCACAGGAATGATGCGACACAGGATTGTCGTTGCCAAGAAGGGCACGGATTCAAACGGCAAGTTTGGCAAGAACTCGTCGGGCGTTCAGTACGTCCGTCTGGGCGAATTTTGGGCTGCCGCAGACTTTGTTCGCGGCGCGAAACCCATGCGCGAGGGGGCTGCGGATGCCTACGACACGATGCTGTTCAGGATGCGCTGGAACGGTCAGATAGACCGAGATTGCCTGATCGTCTACGACGGCAGGTGCTTTGAGGTTGAATCCTTGCAGCGGGATTACATGGAAAACATTCTACAGATAAAGGCGGTGGAGATGTCGGGCACGCTCCCGACGGACATCTTGCCGAACTAACAAGAACGAAAATATGCCAAGTACAAAAATCAAGGGACAAAACCTGCGGGTGGTGCTCGACGGCCAGGTCATTTCAGCGGCTCTGCGCTGCGACCTGAAAGCCAAGGTGAACGTGGCAGACGCTTCGACAAAAGACGACACGGGCGACTTCCTGCCGAAAAAGATTGTCAGCATCGAGTGGGAAGTGATGTCCGACTCGGCGGTTTGGACGGGCGACGGCACAGGCGCGAGCACTGCAGACCTGCTGGAATACCGAGGCGCGACGGTTTGGGTAGAGCTTGCCCTGACAGGCGGGGCACACCACGACCAAGTGGAAGATGTCATGCTAAGCGGCAAGGCAATAATCTCCGACATCCGCGTAAACGCCAAGAACAGGCAGCGTGGCACTGTCACCATCACGATGAAGGGCAAGGGACCGATGGCCGTCCCGAAACGTCTGCTCGATGTCAACTCCCTGTGGCTGTCAGACTCTCTCGGCAGAGGGCTTCTGGTTGCAGGATAATATCAGGAAAATATGAAGAAAACAGTAGCAATTATCCATTTCAACACGCCCGAACTGACGGAGGCTTGCATCCTCTCCATCAGGAAGCAGGGCATAGACTGGCCCGTGGTGGTGTTCGACAACTCGTCAGACATCACCATCCCAGCAGGCACCAACGGCAACGGCCCCAAGGAGGAAACTATCATCAAGGCACGACCCTTCAAGCTGAAGATGAAGGGCGTGAAGGTCATCGACAACACGAAGGGGCAGATCATCGACTTCGAGCAGTTCCTGTCGCTCTATCCTGACCGCAACCGGCAGCTGGGTGTGTGGAAATCGTCGGTGTGGGGTAGTGCCAAGCACATCGTGACGGTGCAGAAGTTGTGGGAACTGCTTCCAGACGGGTTCATCCTCGTGGAGAGTGACACTCTCGTCAAGCGCGACATCACGGAGTTGTGGAAAGAGGAATACTCGTTCTGCGGCTATGTACAAAAGAACCAGCACGGCAACAAGTTCAAGGTGCCACGCATCTTGCCCATGCTCTGCTACATGAACGTGCCGAAGCTCACAAAGGAGGGCGCACGGTACTTCGACCCTGAGCGATGCTGGGGACTGAAGGCCGATGCCAACCTGCGCGGCAACTGGTTCGACACGGGTGCCTGCTTGCTGGATGACGTGCTGCGAATGCGCCCCAGGCTGAAAGGCTTGCACGTAGATATTCGGCTCTTTATCGAACACTATGGCGGTGGGTCGTGGCACCAGGGTGACTTGCAGCGGCAGTCGGCATGGCTGAAAGCCAACGAAAACCTGTGGAAGCAGGAAGGTAATCCCCAGACGCAAAAACGCACGAATAGTAAAAGCAAATGATTATGGAATTATTCGGAAGCAATTTTAATCTGTTCCGCCGCCATCGCGAAGTGACGCCAACACCCCCGTCGGGTGTGCCAGGCGTGCCATCGTCCACCGTGGAGCAAGTCCCAAAGGTGGAGGGCGGGGACTACATGGAGCGCATTGTGCCGGCACGCAGCCCAGAGGCGGCATGTTCGGTCTCGGCGGTCTATCGAGCCATTTCGCTGCGGGCAGACACTATGGGCACGATGCCGGTGCAGTACCGCAAGAAAGACTTCGAGGGCGGCAATTTCGTACAGGACATGCGCGGACTGGGCAAGCGCATCAACTACATGTTCCAGACCGAGGCAAACCCAATCATGACGGCTCCCGACCTGTGGAACCTCGTGGAGATAAACCGTACAGTGACGGGCAACGGGTTCGTCTATATCGAGCGAGACGAATACGGATTCCCGCTGTACCTGTGGCTCATCAGGGAGTGCGGCTACAACACCGTCAACAACACCTACGCCAGCATCGTCTATCTGACCGACCACGGCTACGAGACGAAGGTGAACGTACCTTCTTCCGACGTGTTGCATTTCCCTAACACATTCCGTTACCCCAACGGACTGGGAAAGTCAACCCTTATCTACGCATTCGAGGCCCTGACGCTGAACCGCACCCTTCGCTCGCAAGCCCTCGACACGGCGGCCAAGGGCGGACGCATCAAGGGTATCATCAGCGAGAAACAGGCAGCCGTGCCACAGGGCACACTCTCCTACGGACTGCTCAACCCGAATGAGGTGCAGAAGACAGCCCAGGAGATGCAGAAGAAGTTCTACAGCGGTCACGACATCGTGAGTATGCACGGCCTTGAGTCGTTCCAGAACCTCTCCATGACCGCACAGGACATGCAGATGCTGGAGCAGCTGGGCATCACCTACGACGACGTGGCCCGCTATTGGGGCGTACCGCGTCCGCTGCTGATGCTTGACACGAACAGCCATTACAACGATTACCAGAACGCCACGATGGAGTTCCACACGCGAACCATCCTGCCGCTGAAGAACCGCAACGAGAAGGAAATCTCGCGCAAGGTCATCGGCTTCAAGGACTACGGAGTGCGCGACATTCACATCTGCGAAGACCCGCTGATGGCTATGGACCCAGAGCGTCGCGCGAAGGTTGCTCTCGAGAAGATGCAGGCAGGACTCTGTACCGTCAACGAAGCCCGCCGAGACTTCGACATGCCAGCCGTGGAGGATGGCGACGTGCCAATGGCATCGGCCAACCTCATGACGCTGAAAGCTCTCATCGCCAAGAGCGACGCGAGCACCCAGCTGAAGCCTGGAAGCTACACCGTGGGCGAACCGCCAAAGGAGGGCGAGGAAACCGCATGAAGTTAGTATAGCAAACCGCAGCGGTTTAGTATAGAAAACACAAGCGGTTGAGTATAGTAAACCCAAGCGATAAAATATAGCAAAGTATGACACCGAACCCGACAAAAGCAGAAATCGACGCACTGGAGCAAGAACTCCAAGAGCAGCGAGATAAGCAAGCCAAGCGCGTAAGACGCGCAGTAAACCCCAGATACTAAAACGGGGGCATAGTAGATAACAATTCCAAATGTAAAACGAGAATATGAAACAGACAAGATTCATCCCCATCGAGGATTGCGGACTACAAATCCGCGAGACCGAATTTGGTCAGGGCAAGAGCCGCACCGTAGTTGGCCGTCCTGTGATGTTCGGTGTACGTTCGGTGAATCTGACTCCGTGGAGCGATACCCGCGTGGTG